GTTAATTTGGCTCATCACATCAAATTTAAGTTGTTCAATGTCAGTAATAGGAGTGTGCAAAACACGCCCAGGATCAATTCCAAAGTTGTCAAAGTAGGATTGAGGTGAACCAAATTCTGAATCATAGAATAAAACGACAGCATCCTCATACTTATCCAAATAGGCTTTGGCAAGCAATAGCGAGAATGCTGTTTTAAAATGTTTAGATGGACCTGCAAATACTGTGAGACCAGGAGTCAACCCGCCCTCAAGACTTCCAGACATCGCGACGTTAACCATAGGAACAGAGGTTTGAATCATATCCTTCTTTGCAAAGAATTTGGATTTGCTCAAAGTTTCTGTTTCTTTGATTGTCGAATTTTTCTTTAATTTTTCAAGTAACGACATAATAACTCCTTAAGTAATTTCAATATTATAATATAACCATGACAAAAAGTCAATAGTTAGTTACACCAACTTTGTTTGGCATCTCCGTAATATTCACGGGCGAATCCGTTTTTAATTAATTCTGCTCTTAGGCTTACACCGTTTAGAATTAGATCACCTAAAACACGACCACCAAATTTATCCCAACCATATAACATGACTTGATGTTTTTGTGTGGAATTTATTGCATTTTTGGTAAAGACACTAGCAGCTTCTCCGCGTTGTTTTTCGGAATCGCATTGTCCTCTAAACCCTTTTTCGGGTGTGTCTACTCCAAACACTCGAACAGCAATTTCGGGTTTGATAGGAGCCGGCAAATATGGTGCGGCAATAACTACGGTATCTCCGTCAGTTACTCTTATAATTTTAGCATCATATAATACTCCTTGTGGAGTTTTTTGAGCATAACTTGTAGATGCACATAATAGAAATGCAAGTGTTAATAGTAATTTTTTCATGCGAATAATCCTTCCAATGTTGCTTGTGGCTTTGCAGACCAACCCACACCATTCAATATTGTTGTTAACGGTTCAAGAAATGATTTCTCAAACATTGTGTCATAATCTACATACTGCTTCAAATTGAACTCTTCGGGAATCACATTGATAAAGGCAATACAATTTTCTTTAATCAAGTTTGGTTCTTTTAAGTAAATGAATTTGATCTTATCGCCTTCACTTATAAGTTCATACTTTTTATCTATTTGCTGTTCTTTTAAATAAAAGTTATACAGCAAGGCTCCTCGAACGTGCATTGGAGTAGCTGGTTTATAAATAGATGATCTATCTGTATATTTATCGACTCCATTTACACCCCTAGGGAATGCGATTAATTCTGGTTCTAATTTACGATATTTAGTTTCAAACTCTCGAATGTAATCTTGTAGCTCTTGTTCTGTTCCGGTCAATGCCAATTTAACTGCCTGCTTCAAAGCGTCTCGTACTGGTTCGGGTGTAGATGATCTAACAATCTCCAATCCCATGACCTTTAGCTTTGGTTCCTTATATTGAACACCTTCATTGTTATAAACATTTAAAGCATATCGTTTCTTAGCAACCCAAATGCCTCGATCTGCAATAACCTCACGCTTAAAATAAATCTTTGTCTCAAAAGCATTAGTATAATCTGCAAGCATATCACATGACTTGTTAATTGCCTTTTCAATCTTCTCATTACAAATCTTATCGAGAATCTCTACGATCTTTTCTTTTGGTTGATCTTTGTAGAACTTTTGAACCAATGGATCAAGTGTAATATAACACGCATCTGTATCTGAATAAAATGAATAGATGTGATCTTTTGTACCACATACTTTATTCAAATACTCATTCAATGCTGCACCCACAGTCTGAATAATATATTGTCCGGTCAACGTAATACCTTCAGCAATATTCGAATCATAGAATCTAAAAAACTCATTGCCCCATGCACCAAACAAAGAGTTCAATTGAATCTTACGAGCCATCTGAAAGTTGTTATACTTTGCAATCTCTTTTTGCCACTTCTTATCTTTTGATTCTTCATACTTGGATTGAGCGACCAACATCAACTTCTTATACTTTTGTCGATCGTCAAATAACTTCTGTACGATCTCGGGAAACAATCCTTGCTTCTCTCTGGTATAGCAAAAGCCATTTGCAGACATACAATAGTTGTTATCTTTTAGATCATTTAGATTGATAGATTGTTTTAACAATGAATTTACATCTGCATTCTTTGTTGCTTTTCTAATTTGTGTTTCTGGCGACAAATTATACTGCATAATAATACTTGGATACAGACTTGTTGCATCAAAAGAAACAACCCAATCATATTTGCCTGGTCGTGGTTCTTGAACAAATGCCCCGACAATTTGTCTACCGGGCAAACCTTCTCGCTGATGGACAACGATGTTTTGTTTCCATAAATGATTCCATAAGATACAGTCCCAAGTTCTTACAGCTGAGAATACATCAACATAATTACACTTCGCATCATATGCCATTGTAAGAATCAGTTCAATCAACTTCATCTTGTCTTCAAGCTGGTCAACAAGTTCTACGTCAACTACGTTATACTCGACAAACTTTTGCCAATCATTTTTATAGAAGTCTCGGAACGAAGTATATTCGTCATACGATAATTTTTCTTTGCCAAGTTCTACTTTGGCAATGTGATCCAACTTATATGATTCTTGAGCACTGTAGGTAAACTTCTTATACAGATCAAGATAGTCTAGAATGGCTACACCCAGAATATCATAAATAAGTTCTGTACGACTCATGCGGGTAAACTCTTTTGGATTTACCACACCCCAGGGTGATAGCTTTTTAACAGCATCATCTCCTAGAATACGTGCCATTCTAGAACACAAATATGGAATATCGAAAAACTCAATGTTCCATCCTGTAAGAATGTTAGGGCAATTCTCTTGGAAGTATGTTAAGAACTTCTGAAATAGATCATACTCATCTCTACATTGAATATAGGTATGATTGTCTTTTGTTACTTTAAATTGTTTCGATCCAAATGTAACAAGCTCTTTGGTACTTGCATCTTGAATCGTAATCAATAACAATTCTTCTTTTGGATCTCTGACATTGGGGAATCCAAGTTCTGCAGAGGTCTCAATATCAAGAGACCAAATTTTAATTTGCGAAATATCGAACTCTACTTCGTCGGGAAACGTCTTTGTGATATACTGATATGCGTAATTTGTGTTACCGAAGATGGGATAATTTTCTACTTCTTTATATCTTTTGACATAATCTTTGGCATCGTTGATATCTGCGAATTCTATTTCTTCAAGATTATCTCCGAATAACGACTTATAGTATGATTCTTTCTGTGACTTTGTAAATAAGCTTGGTTTGAATTCGATCTTTTCTTGAACAGTTTTGCCGTTATTTACGCCTCTGACCAGAATACGATTGCCATACTGATTCACGTTAGTGTAGAACTTCATTAAAAACCTTTTAGACACAATAAATAATTATATCATTATATAGGAAAAGTGCTTATTTGTCAATAGGTTATGTAATAAAGATGACCAAATCTTTATATTTGATTAGATATAAATATATGAATACGCATATATTAGTAGGATACACAAATGGAATTTACAGCTGGATTTAGATTAGTAGGTGGTGGGACTTTTGTCGCACCGCCACCCCCTCCTCCTTCGACATATTACCTTTGGTCTTGGGGTAGAAATAGTTATGCAGCATTAGGTTTAGGTAATACTACAAATATATCTAGTCCAGTACAAGTTGGTACATTAACTACTTGGGCAAAAATTGATGCGGGGACTAATCACACTATGGCCATCAAAACAGATGGCACCATGTGGGCATGGGGTACCAACAGCTCCGGCCGATTAGGGTTAGGAGATACTACAAGTCTATCTAGTCCTGTACAAATTGGTGCCTTAACTACATGGTCAAGTGTTAGTGCAGGTGGTTCTCACACCCTATCCGTCAAAACAGATGGTACCATGTGGTCTTGGGGCTACAATAGCTATGGTAGATTGGGGTTGAGCAATACCACAAATGTGTCTAGTCCAGTACAAGTTGGGGCATTAACTACTTGGTTGAATGTTTCTGCGGGAGGTTATCACAGTATGGCCATTAAAACAGATGGCACTATGTGGACATGGGGATATAATGCTAATGGTCATTTAGGTTTAGGTGATATCACAAATAGATCAAGCCCAATACAAGTTGGTGCTTTAACCAATTGGTCAAGTATTTCTGCAGGTCGGCAACACAGCATAGCTATTAAAACAAATGGTACTATGTGGTCATGGGGATTCAACGGCCAAGGCCAGGCGGGTCTAGAGTTTAATTCAGATGTAGTAAATAGTCCAAATCAGATTGGTGCTTTAACCACTTGGTCAAAAATTAGTGGAGGTGCAAATCACAACATGGCAATTAAAACAGATGGTACTATGTGGTTATGGGGACAAAATAATTTTGGACAATTAGGTCTAGGTGATACTACAAATAGAAATAGTCCAAATCAGATTGGCGCTTTAACCACTTGGTCAAGTATTTCTGCAGGTAATTATCACAACATGGCAATTAAAACTGATGGTACTATGTGGTTATGGGGCGACAATAGTTATGGTAGATTAGGATTAGGTAATACTACAAATATATCTAGTCCAGTGCAGCTTGGATCATTAACCAATTGGTTGAGTGTTTCTGCAGGTGGTTATTCTAGTCAGGCCATTAGTAATTAATAAAAACAAAAATAGGAGAAAAAATGTTCAACAAAAAGGTTGCCTTATTGGCACTTTTTGTTATGATGTTTGGTAGCACTTTAGCGCAAACGACAAGTGGAACCTCTAGCACAACTGGAGGAACAACGACAGGGACTACAAGTCTTATCAATCAAGGCACATACGATAGCAAATCTTTAGTAGATACTAATAGTACTTCTAATAGTGTCAGTACAGTTAACAGTAATAGCAATGCTACAAGTACAAGCACTGCTACAAGCAATTCAACTGTTAACAGTACTTCGGTAAATACTAACAACAATAATAGTGCAAGTACCAGCACAAATGTTAATACTAATCACAATATTAACAGCGGTACTCAGACGTTGAATAATAACAACGTCAATTCTGGCACAATGACGTACAATAATAATAACGTCAATTCTGGCACAATGACAAACATTAATCAGAATACATCAGCATCTACAAGTAATAATACTAATGTTAATACTAATCACAATATTAACAGCGGTACTCAGACGTTTAATAATAACAATGTCAGTACAAGTACTTCAACCAATACCAATATTAATAAAAATGAAAATAGCGGTACAATGACGTACAATAACAACAATGTTAGTACATCTACAAATAACAACGTAAATACTTCTACAAATAATAATGTAAATACTGGAGATATGACTAATCGTAATATTAGTACATCTACATCGCAAAGTGTTAATACAAATAATAATGTTAACCAAAATGCAAACATTAATCAGAACATAAATTCTGGCGAAGTAACTAACATTAATAAAAACGAAACTCTTATTACACAAAGAGTAATTCAACCTCCACCCACAGCAGTTGCACCTTCAATGATGAGTGGGGGAAACAATGATCTATGTAGTACTGGATCATCTGGTTCAGTGCAAACACAAGTATTTGGTGTTTCATCTGGAGGCACAATAAGAGATCTAAATTGTGAAAGATTAAAA